TACCTGTCCGCAAGATGTATGGTAAATAAAACGGATTGATAACCTTGAAATAGAATAGAGAGTGGTGAAGATGTCTGACTCAACGCCCATGCCTAACACGTGGGTTCTGTGGTACCATGACCCGAACGACAACAACTACTCGGAGGCGTCCTACACCAACATCGCCACTCTCTCTACTCCAGCTGATTTCTGGACAGTCATTGATGCCATTTCCAAGGATGCTTGGGAATCGGGCATGTTCTTCTTCATGCGGGAAGGATACAGACCTCTGTGGGAGGCACCCGAGCACATCCGAGGAGGTGCTTGGTCAAAGAAGGTAGATGCAAAAGACACCTGCGAGGTGTTCATTGACGCAATGGCTCACTGCTTTGTGAATGGCTTTCTAACCAATTACAAGGAAGCGATTGTTGGCGTCTCTGTCTCACCCAAGGGACAGTTTCATATCATCAAGGTCTGGAATACAACCACCAATATCACGGACAAGAAGCTGTTCACGCCGAGCCTCAAGATGAAGTCAACCGACGATATCGTCTACAAGGCACACAATACGAGACCCAAGTAATCAGCACATGCACTCAACATATTTCCAATAGACCATGTACATCATGAAGGCATTCAGCGTAGACACAGACACTGCAATCATAAAATTTGCAGTTTCAGTGCTCATGCCAACGTGAAGAGATACTTGATCTGATTTAAGTCAGCAAGAATTTCATCCCGGATATTCAGCAGGTCCGTATCCGTCTTTTTTACCATTCGGGGGAGCTTGTGGGTTAGCCACTCGTCAGATCTGGCAATAAAGGCACGGATTCCAGATACTGTTAAGTTCTTCACGGGGTATGTCTGACCGAGGCGCGGACGTCCGTAGCGACCCATATAGGTCTCTACGAACATGTCAATGCTTGCGTCCAACTTTCCAACCAGATCATCGGTGGCCTTGTGTTCGGCAAAGGACTTGGTTTGCCAGTGGTAGAGCTTGACCTGGTCACGAATATTGAAAAAGATGGCCACAATCTTGCCACCCTTCTTGGATCTGAGTGTCTTCATCCGGCCACCTTGTAATTGGGGGACTGCCCTGCGGGTACCCAACGTAGCAATACCGGCCTTGATGGGTGCCTTTGCTACGATCGCCTTCTTCTCCTCTTCGGTCAGCTTCCTGCGCTGGTTCCAAAAGGCATCCATCTCGGCCTTCTTGAGCTCCTCGTCTGTCGAACCCACAAACTTGGGTGCAAGGGGTGGCAACGCAGGTACCGTCGCAGGAGATGAAGCCGTCGGCGAGGGCGGCTCCTGGGCTACGACATACGAACCGGGCGTTGTAGATCCCGACGCGGGAGCATATAGTCCGGTCCACTGCATGTCTTCCAACAGTGCTCGTTCCTGCGACCCCACAGGTGCGGCAGAAAAACGTGTTTGCCACTCGGCCCGTTCTTGGGGTGTCCAATCGTCCATTGTACTATCCAAACAATCTATCTGAAGTCGGGATTCCACTGACTAAGCCATGCCTGATTAAAGATATCCTTCAAGTACCAGTTTAATCGCTTCTTTTCGTTCGCATGACCGAAGTCGATGATCCACACGCGATCGTCCTTGTACGTGAAATTGTGGGGGGTGACATCCTGGTACTGAATACCGTGTTGCCACAATGTCCACAAGATCTCTCGAACTTCCTGACGGACTTCAAGTGGAAGGTCGTCGGGATCGTCGCCGAACCGCTGTGCAAGAGTCGGCCCGCAGTGTTCCATCTCGATATACGTCCGCTTGTCTGTACCCAGGACTGCAGGTGACAGGCCCATGTCTGCCGAGATACGCTGGAGCTTCACCTCCCGGCTTACCTCCCGTTGGGGAGTATTCGTGAATGTCTTACGGAACATGGTGAGTTGAAGTTCAACGGACAGAATAGATCCGTTTTGTACCATCTAATCCACTTTTAGAAGGACCATGTACCTCCAAGTCCAGAGTGGTAAATTGCGAGCGGGGGTTTCTGTCCCGCAGCAGTCGCCGCAGCGCGAGTAGGAGCAAGGCAATCCTTCTTGAGCCATACACCGGCCTTTGCTTGGATACTGTTCTCAACCTCGACCGGCGACAAGCAAGTATTCGGGTGCACAGGTCTGTACTCTGTGGGGTTCACGTTGAAGGGGAACATCTCTTCAGTGTCCAGCAAGAATACACCATCCTGTTCTTCATTCAGGATGCCCGTACGCAGGTAGTAGGGTCCAGTGGTGCGGTTGACGTACTGAGAGTCCATGTCAATTGCCCCCAACCGCTCATCTGCGAGGAGACGTTCAAGTACCGGTGACCACTGTGCTGCCGCAAAGAAGCTATTCGTCAGATATAACTGGTCATTGGCTCCCTTGCACTCCAGACGACACGGGTCCTCGTTACATCCCACAAACTTGTAGTCATTCTCGGAGAGAGATGTGATTGCCTGGTAGAACTCGTCACCTGTCTCGAAAAGAGAGTCAATGTAGATACCGCCCTTCAAGTAGACAATCTCAAGTCGCGCAAGATCAGCAACCTGTGCCCATCTCAACTGCCCCGTCTGCTGTCCTATCGCGATCGCGGAATCCTGGTACGCAATCGTGCTCGGGAAGTTTTCACGGGTCCTGTCGGCGTTAGTCCACAGCTTATAGGTGTAGCCATTGCGCTCAGCCACTGCCTTGTTGAGATTGAACAGATACATGCGCCACGGGGGCGGATCCTGAGTGCCCATCCAGATCTGATGGACGTTCTTCGAAATACTGCCAAGTACATTCTTTCTCTTCTCTGCCTCAGCAACCAGAGCTGCCTCACGATCTTGGCGTTCCTTGACTTCCAGCTGTCTCGGGGTTAGAGGGACCGGAGGAAGGACCGGCGCAACAGGTATTTCAAACGGGTTAACCTTGCGTCTGGACGGACCCTGCTGGATTAACGACCAACGGATTCTGGAAAGGAATGTGTAGCTCTCATACAGATGCTTATTGATATCCTCGAGTGTCTCGCACATCCGCAACAGCAGACGAAGGGTGCGGCTCTTATGCGAGAAGAACATGGGCTGTTGCGTATCAATCTTAAGGTCTGCAAGGTAGTTAGTCTGCAGACGCCCGCCTCTGTTTGTAGCAATCACCTCAATACCGGGCAACGGCTCACCAGGCGATGCGCCGATATTCACGCTGATAAGATTGTTCAGATGATACAGGATCTCAGGAATAGGCGCACCGTACGGCAACGTCACAGTTCCCGTCGGGAGCGGAGTCGACCTCCTCGCAGCGGCGATCGCCTCAGTTGCTTGGTAGTTCGCGATGGCCACCTTCTCATAGGGACCAAACGTTTGATCAAACGGAATAACATGGAACATCGGCCGACCAGTTTGCGTGTTGGTTGCATGCTTCATCCAGTCCAAATACGGTCCAAACGCATCCACCGCATTCGGACTCTGAAATGCAATGAACTCGTAGAAATATCCGCCCGGTCGGTCGCAGTTCAGGCGATTGGAGATTTCATCGTGATACTTAGGAGGATATCTGTCATTCGCAGCACCCTGTTCAGCCGCCGCCTCTTCTGCCGTCAGACATGCAGGGTGTTCGATGATCGCCCCAGTGACATCCGCAGCGCCCTCGAATTCGAACGGGGTATACTTGTTCGTGAGCCACAGGTACTCAATTGGTAACTGAATAATGTTTGTATCAAGCACCATGTTCTGCATCGTAAAGACCATGGACAGAATGCGGTCATCTGCCTTTCCGTAGTTTTCCGGCTTATGACTCTCAGTTGCCCATGTATCTAGCAGTTTATGAGCAGCAGGTGTGTCTGCAAAGAACATGGTACCTCCAGAGGTTTCAAAGATATACGGATCGAAGCACTGCCATTCCTTAAACGCAATATTTGACCGAGGGTCGCAGTTCCAGCCATGTGCCATGAAGTCGACATTCAGCATATCAAAGATCTTGGGGTAGCTACGTATGAACATGTCACCGTCGATGTAGAGAACACCGCGTCCACCACACGATTCCACTGCCTTCTTGATGAACATTGGTTTCGCATTGATAGCTGACTGATACTTGCCCACGTTGGGCGCAGCAAACTCGGGGTATTCAACGGACAGATAGTTGCAATTCATCGCACGACACGTCTCTTCCCATCCGGCAATCATCTTATCAATCGTGATCGGTTGCTTGCTCAGCCCTCCATCACCCTGCTTTCTCGGATCGGGATTTGTAGACGGAGGCCGTGCGTTGTACTGAGGAACGAGTACCTTTTCAATCCTCTCCTTGGTTGCGGGTTTAGCAAAGAACTTGTTGAGATACGCCGTGCGCGTAGCCTTTACCTTGAGCCAAGCGTCAAGAACTTCTCTGGACGGATTAAGCCATTCTCCTTCGGGACTTTCCACTAAATCCAGCGCCGGTTGCCACTTGGTGTTGACAAATTCCGAATAGACGGTGTCCGTATCATACAGTTCTTGCTCCAAGTCATTCTTGATCTGAGTGACAATGATGTCCGGGCAAGGCCACCCAGTATTCTTATTGGCAACACGACCCCACCAGTATGTCGCAACGACGAACCGACTCGCTGGATTAATAATCACAGGCGCAAGGGGGTGCGCATCAACTGCCGCCTGCGCATATGCAGTATCCTCTGCAGATCGCGCGGCATTTCGCTGCTTGGCCTGCTCGGCTTGGTAGCGAGCGAAGATTGCTTCGTAACTCGCCTTGACAATTGCAAGAGACGCATCATCAACGTACCCCACTGCAGTGTTCGGCCCTCGATTCGCGTCCGTCGCAGCATCCAGCTGTTCCTTGGCAGCCTCTAAAAGCCCCGCCAGGTCTTCGGGCTCTCGTTCACCTCCACGCCGTGGCGTCCTGCGACGAATGGAGGGAACCTTTCTTGGTGTCCTAGGCATTATATTGTGATAAGAAGTAGTTTTACGTAGTTGACGCCGGAAGAGGCATCAGACACAGCTTGATGTCACCCAGATTCGCAATAACATAGCGGATCATGATGAACCAGTCGTTCTTCATGTGCACCTCCAGGTTGTTGGACAGATTAGAGCACTTGGTAAAGAGCACCAGGTGAGGCAGGGAAAACGACCCACTCACAATCTCGGTCGACTCATTCTTGCTAACCGACAACTCCGACGCAGCATCACCCATCGTCACCGTCTGCGACGCAAACGGGCCCTTACAAGAGAAGGTCAGTGTATTGCCGACATTCTTGATATCCACCGTCTTGGCCGACAGCAGGGTCATATCACGACAGATCTTCTGGAAATCCAGCGATGGCATTGTCAGGCGCGTCGTGAACACCGTCTCTGGCATCGTGATGTCCGACTCATCGCAGTCCAGCAGGTTCAGGCGGTACTTGATACGACGACCCTTGTCGCCATTCTCAATCGTGATCGTCAGGTGATTTGACTCCGTCTTGGAAACCGAAAAGGTGATCGTGTCATCATTCGTCACCGTCTTCACGATACGGTAAAAATGATCCGTGTTCAAACCCACACTCAGCTTCGGGGCCTTGTTATTGTACTCGTATTGCTCAAACTTGTTCGCGTACAGCCGCATATGCGTAAGCACGGTGCGCGAATTGTCCATCGCAATCATTCGGATGCCGTCCTTATCGAAGACAAGGCTCATCTCTACTAGCATAGACTTCAGACCTTCGGCGAGGGTGCGAATCGGACCGGGCTGAGCTGTCCTTGCAACTACAAGATCGTCGGAGCTCATTTATGTATGCTTGAGGCTCGGTGTCTAAGTTCTTCTACGCAGTCTTCTTCCGTTGTGTCTTGCGGACCTTGGCACGATTCATTCCAGCAGGGGCGCAGTTATAGAACTCACCCTTGCGGTTCACCCGGTAATCATATACATCGTAGCCAGGAAAGCACCTTTTCTTCGCAGCCGCGAGCCGTTGCTTGAGGGTTCCGGTGGGGGCCTTGCGACGTGTCCCCGAGGAGCTCTTGCGACGGGCATCCGAGGAGCTCTTGCGACGGGCATCCGAGGAGCTCTTGCGACGTGTCTCGTTCTTACTCATCCGTATATGCTAATAAACACAGAGAAAATACACTCATGCCAATAGCCAACCAGCGGAGGCCCTTGATGCTCTCGCCAAAGATGAAGACGCCACTCAGGGTCACGATAATGTCGCTCATCAAGTTCCAGATCAGGTTCACGACCGTCATATCTGCATGAGTGAGCGCCTTCAGGAAGAGATAAGGCTGGAAGGCATACAGCAGGGTTGCTCCGGGGAATCCTACAGAATAAGAGAGCGTTTTATTGCTCACCATCTTCAGGGCACCCATCATCACAATATCCATCAGAGCCATCACAGTGCCAAACACGATCGGTAACATGTCAAAGTTACCCATCCTCCAGTTCACGGACTTGATGAAGACATCAATGAAATCCTTCATTACTTCCTAGGGAGATAAGGAATTACCAGTAAGCACAACAGGACGATCAGGATGACGAAATCAAACGTACCGACGATCTTCTTGTACTTGATTGGCAGTGGCTTGGTCTCGGGGGGAGTTCCGCCATACGGTTTGAGCCAGCCGACGAATGCTCCAAGCAAGGTGGGACCTAGCTTGTCATTGCAATCGTAGATGTAGTCGTACCAGGCCATAAAGACGTACGCAGCCATCGCCAACACGAACCCAGCCACAACCTGATGCTGCCAGGCCTTTGCGTGCGGGGCGAAGTACACGAGCAGGATAAATACCGCAAACACGATGCACTTCTCATTGAGATATAACGGAGTTCCAAATAATCCACCACCCATTACTTAGTACGGCGGGTTTTTCCATGGCTCATGCGAGACGACTTCTTACGCGACACAATACGACCCCACTTATTCATCTTCAGGTCAGCCTTCGTCAGCCCGCCAGTGGTGTGGTGAGCCGTTCCATGCATGACTTGCGCGCGCGATCCGATCTGTTTGACGTGCATTTGTTACTTATCTATATTTTTAGTCGTATAGAGTAATGTCCTTCCTTCTAAGGCGAACGCGAGGTCCGCGTGTTGCACTCGTAACGTTTGCAAGCGGGCTCTACAAAGGAATTGAAGAGAAGTTGGTCGCAAGCGTTCGTCGATTCAATCGGGATATAGATATCTTTGCGTTTCACGATACAGCCGAGATTGGATGTCGGTCACACGCAGAGTCACCATATGCGTTCAAGCCATATGCGGTTGATTTCGTGCGCCAAAAGGGCTACGACATTGTCATTTGGTGTGATAGCTGTCTGCGAGCAGTAAGGTCACTTGCTCCGTTTGTAGACGAGATCGCTGCAAAAGGGGTCTATCTGCAGAAGGATGGATGGATGTGTGGCGAATGGGCGAATGACAGAGCGATCCAGTACTTCAACGTAACGCGTGATCGGGCAATGCAAATTGAGACGATCTACGCACAATGTATGGGGTTTGACTTCAGGACCAAGATGGCCTATGATTTCCTCTCGATGTGGATAGGTGCAGAACAAGCAGGGGTCTTTAGAGGAGCGTGGAAGAACGTGAACAACTCAGAGAGTGACGATTCTCGCGTCAGAGGACATAGGCACGATCAGACGTGTTCGGAGCTTATTGCGTACCACCTCCGGATTGTTAAGGGGACGATCATTGTAAGTGCTGATCCAACTCAAGTCCGATATTTCACGACATGGAACAATCCTTAGAAGCCAACGCCGGCTGAGCAATGGCGCCTGTCTGCCACTGTATAAACTCTCGTGTATTGACAATGATTTCAGGGCGCGCATTTGCTGACATCGCTACATGGATCTATGATGACCGCTATCCAGACAAGTCATTTTCGAAGATTTTATCTCGTAATGGAGACCGAGTATTTATGAATGGAGACATGTTTGACAGGTTCCTGGAAGAAAAAACAGCATCAATATTCTCGCGAAACAAAAAGTTCGTATATATCATTCATAACTCAGACGCTCCATTTGATCGCGAACGTCTCTATCGTCTCCTCCCCCATGCATTGCATATATACGCAATCAATACATCAATCCGCCATCCACAACTAACAACCATTCCTATTGGGTTCCCAGACAGCGGGCTAAAACACGTCAATATCATACGTCCACTTCTACCAGAACACCGTGATATTGAAGTGTATTCAAACTTTACATTCGGCACGAACGTTGGTGCGCGATATGAATGTTGGTCTGTGCTCAAAGATGACCCCCGCATGTACCCAAAAATTCCAGCCCCCAAAACGCAACCAGAATTCTATGCAGATATGTGTCGTTCAAAGTTCGTACTTTGTCCAGTAGGTACTGGTGTAGACACTCATCGTGTATACGAAGCCCTTGCGTGCGGGGCCACACCAGTCGTATTGCACAGTAGTCTGGATCATCTCTATGCGAAACTACCAGTGTGCATTCTTGACAAGTGGACGGATCCGCTCTATGTCCCAGAGGGGAGAGTTCTACTTGATGTTCACTCCTTTTTATGATGAGTCGGATTGATCCAGATCTCATTGTGATGGAGGGTTTCGCTAAAGACAAATCCATTGGCAAGTAAGATTTTCTCGCATCGTTCCTTGCGCGAATCAGTCTGCGTTTCAATACATATAAGGTATACTGGAATGGACCAATCCATTGTTTCCAGAGCTTCGTATTCGGATCCTTCAATATCAAGAGACCAAAAGTCAATCCGCTTGACACCTGCATGACGGAGGACAGAATCTAGGCGCCTGGCCGGGACTTTGATCACCGGAACATCGCGTCCCTTGTGCCACCCGTCAAAGAACTCATCGGACGTGTTTTGTTTGAGAGAACTGACTGCATCGTTTACATAGATCTCAATTTCCCCCTCCGTCTTTGAGATAGCGAGCTGATAGGATATTGCATTCGGTCTATTCTTTCGAAGGTCGCTGAAGGACGACGGTATGGGTTCGATCAGGACACCCGTCCAACCCAGTCTGTCTTCAAAGAACTTCGTATTTGAATACTTGACCCCGTCCAGCGCACCCATCTCTAGAAACACGCCATTTCGAGTAGACTGGAAGTACCGCTTATGAATATGTTCGTCTTCGCCAAGCTGACCATAATAAACACGACCACTCACAAATCGCCCGTTTCGGAGTGATAGCATTATTGGTAATACTGCGTGGAAAAATTATATATTTACACAATGATTTACATTAATATCAATGAGTCACATTGCTGTCGTTACTGGTATCACTGGTCAAGATGGGTCTTACCTCGCAGAGTTACTTCTCGGGAAGGGCTACACCGTCATTGGAATCACACGGAGATCGAGCACCCCGAATACGAGTCGAATCACCCACCTGCTAAGTAACCCCAACCTGACACTTGAACAGGCAGACTTGGCAGATTCGACGTCCCTTGCAAATATATTCTCAAAACTCCATTTGGCAGATCGAATTGAGGTCTATAATCTTGCAGCGCAGTCCCACGTAGGGACATCCTTTTCTCAGCCCGAGTACACTGCAAATGTAGACGGTATTGGTCCGCTACGCATTCTAGAGATCATTCGCCAGCAGAACTTAATTGACAAGACGCGGTTCTACCAGGCCTCCACATCTGAACTCTTTGGCAAGGTCCAAGAAATGCCACAGTCGGAAACGACGCCTTTCTATCCTCGTAGTCCGTACGGCGTGGCAAAGCTGTACGGGTTCTGGATTGTGAAGAACTACCGCGAGAGCTATGGCATGTATGCGTGCAATGGAATCTTGTTTAACCACGAGTCTGAGCGTCGTGGGGAGGAGTTCGTGACACGTAAAATTACGAAGGGTATTGCAAGGATTATTCGGGACCCGTCTTTTTGCATTCACCTTGGAAATATGGATGCAAAGCGAGACTGGGGGCATGCTCGGGATTTCGTATATGGAATGTGGCTGATGCTTCAGCAGGACGTTCCAGATGACTTTATATTGGCAACGGGTGAGACACATACGGTTCGAGAGTTTGTGAATTTGGCATTTCAAGTAGCTGGGTTCACGCTGACGTGGACTGGCTCTGGAGAGAACGAGACCGCGACCGACCAGACCGGGCGCGTTGTTGTGCGCGTTGACCCGGCCTTTTATCGGCCAGCAGATGTAGAGGTCCTGATCGGAAACAATTCCAAAGCTCGGACGATCCTTGGATGGACCCCAACGACGACATTCCCCGATATGGTCACTGCGATGGTGAAGTCGGATTGTGCCAATTGAATGTCCATTCAGGGATGTGCTCACCGGTTTCACGTTGATAGCACTTCTTGACTGTCGCTTTTAGTGGCAGATGAGCTGCCAAACATCTGAACGCACTGTTCGTTACATGTAACTCTGCAGCATGAATAATCGTATCGGTATAATGAGGAAAGGGTGCATTCACAAACGTCTGCGCAAGTGCGTGCCAAGGATGTCCGCTAGGGTATACATTTACATTCGGATCAATTGTGAGTGTCTCGTTGCGATCCCATGTAATCAATGAGCTAAAGTGACTGGATGATTTCTGTTGTGTAAAGATGTATCGGATATGCTTGATAGTCTCATATAGCCTTTTAGACTCTGCGTTCTCTGGAATCTTGAAATAGGTATGCTGTATTTGCGGATCAATCCGTAGATCATTATAAAAACAGATTGGAATTACATAGTCTGGATGCATATCATGATGAGGATAGGCAAGGTATCCTGATCGATAGACTGCCATATAGTCTCTTGGATCAAAAGCAATTGCCTCCTGCGGTATCCCTTCGCGCCACTCCGAACGATTTTTATTGTACCACGCGTTGTCGATAAGGATCGGGCGTATGCGAGGCTCGTCCGAGAAAAACTGAACAAGTGTATTGTAGTTCTGTGAAAAGCACGGGACATGCATTTCGCTATGAAACTGCGCAATGTAACGTATGGCTCCTATCATGTCGATTTGATCGCCCAAACTCAAGTTACACAAGAAAAGCGCTCGTCTGTGACTTAGTTTGAGTCTAAAGATGGACATTTGTGAATATGTCAGACAAATAAGCGACCTCATCTGTCGTTAGATCTGGGTGGTTCGGAATGTAGAATCCACATTCATGAACCCGGTCAGCAACGGGAAATCCAGACGAGCTCGAATATGCCTGGAAAAATGGCTGGCGATTCATATTTCCTGCAACAATTGGACGAGTCTCAATTCCAAGCGAGCGACACCGCTGAACGTATGCGTCGCGAACGGCCTGGCTCGAGCAAACGATCGGGATCGCAAATGCAGGTACATCCTGGTCGGGAATATATACATCATCCGTTGCACATGCCCGAATAATGCGGAAAGAAGCACGTCTACGTTCATTCGATTCGTCGATATACTTCAGCTGTATCGTACCAATAAGGCCCTGAAGATCCATTGGGCGAACGTTGTACCCAAGAGCATAGAACGTATACGGTCCATAAAACTCGCTGATGTTCCACGTAGATCGAAGATCAGCGCGTTCTTCTGGTGTCACATTTCGATCCCATCCATGAGCACGAACCATGCGAACCATCCTACTTACGTCTGCATCATCGGTACATATAAGTCCTCCCTCAATTGTAGACATGTGGTGTCCTACAAATGTAGAAAAGGTAGATGCAAGACCAAAGTTTCCGAGGCGAATCCCATTGTGCGAGGTTCCGAGTGACTCACATGTGTCTTCAAGGAGAATGATACCCTTCTCCTTGCAATACGCAGATATCTGTCCAATATCACCGCAGAATCCAAGGAGATGGGTAATAAATAGGCACTTGATCTCGTGCTTCATAACCTCGGAGCACGACACATTAAGCGTGGAGGGATCTACGTCAATAAGAACAGGAATGAATCCAAGCTGAATGACTGGCATTACATTTGTTGCCCATGTAACTGCAGACACACCAATTCGATCACCCGTCTTCAGCCGCCCAAGGTTCAAAAGTGCCTGAAGGACAACAAGGTTGGCTGAGCTACCACTATTCACCATGATAGTGTGTGTCCGCCCTTGCCACTCGGAAAAGAGATCCTCAAACTTGGCGACTTCAGTGCCCATACTGAGCTTCTCAGACGACTGAATAAATGTACACAGTGCATCCTTCGTCTCCTTCTCACCTAAGAACGTCGACTTCATGAGCGGAATCCTCATATTTGTATATTATCGAGGTTCGACCTGTAAGTGAGAAAAGATGCATTTGTTCGACTGGCTATTCCGCCGTCAAGGTCCTCTAATTGAAGCGCGATACGTCTCTTATGAAGAGCATCAGCAACAGAGAGGGGAGCGGATAGCGTACTGACAAATAATTTACACCCCTGAATCGCAGAGACCATCTCTGCGAATGTATCCACAACCACTAGGGGTAACGAAATGCCGGTACGTTCTACAAAATCATCATAATTTGACTTTGCAGGTGCCAGAAACCGGACATCTGGACCAAGTTTGGATATCAATTTTTGATGATCAAACGGTTGACTCCACCAGCGGTTCGGCGATGTAGCAATAAAGACCGTATCTGAATACTGGGAAGCTCCTGTAGTGTGAAACCAAGGAGTTCGCGCCCAAATAACTTGATAGTAGCGGTTGAAAATAGAATGCCAAGACTCCGCGAATGTAAACGCTTGTCTCCACTGACTTAGGTTAATTTCGCATGGGGATCCGTCATGAATCCTGACATCGTATATGTAATTCTGTGTGTTCAGAAAAGGAGAAATGTCAGAATGGGTATTCACGACTCCTCGACGGAATGGTTCAATGCTATCCGTCATATAGATAATGCCCTTTCTTCCGGATGTAAGATACTTCTCGTTGACAACAGACAGCTGGTGAATAAAATCACCAAGTAGCCCACTCGCAAGGTAGTTAATGGGGATAAATTCATATGCAGAACGATCAGGAAGAACAAATGTATCTGCGTCAACCATATACTGTGAAACAATCGTTTCGTAAACAAAATTCGGAGTCGTGAACATCCTTTTTAGATCTTCAATTGTGTCAGAAATAAATGACACCGTGTCATACCGAACACTCAAGTAGTTGATAATCGGAATACACGTATGCACATCTCGAACAGTCACAACCACATGTCTAGAACCGTAGCTCTTCTGTTCTTTCAGGGCCGAGTTTGACATCGTATTCAGGAGGCGCTTGATACGAAACCGCTGGTCGTTATAATCATACACTTTGGCAGCGAGCTCAGCGAACTCAATCGTGTTGCGTTTGTCCATGTCAATAGAGTTCACTTTGTCCATTGATTCCCATACTTGTAGATTTGTGTACAGCAGAAGCCTATAATGGAAGGCATATTCTTCCTTGAATGGGGCAAACTCATGAAGTGCTGCAATCTCTTTTTGTATTTCAACGAGTTTTTCAGGAGACGTTATTTTGCCCTGCTTGATCTCGAGTATCGTTAGCCGGTCGAGACCATCTGCAAGAGACACGTCAAGAAGCATCTTCTATTTATCAAGCCTGCGGTAAAATACCAGCGATATTAACGACCAGTCCACACTTTCACCGGCGTGCCCGGAGGGTGACGTTGGTACTGCTCGTATGTATACCCCCATTCCCGAGGCTGTCTATTAATATCACCAAAAAGTGAAGGATCGAGAAGAAGCATAGGGCGCCGAATCTGACATAAGAGTGCGAATACTCTCTCAAGTGCACATCGATCCTCGCGCACATGAACCAGATCCACTAAGAGCTCAAGTGGAAGCGTATCCAGGAAGTCGAGAGTAATGACACTTTGCACGCCGAAGCATCCAACCCATTGAGCAGACTTATATATATCGCGAATGAGATCGTGCTCCGGAAGAGCGGCCGCTAGTTTGGCAGTCTCGCCGAAAGAATGCCACCCTGCACCAAAATGCCACAAAAACTTCACATCGGTTACACTGTCCGTAGGGATGGGTGCAGTGATGAACACCGAATCATGCAAAATAACGGCCTTTTTGAAGGAGCGATACTTCTTTAAAAACAGATACGGAAGTAACTCACCTCGTCTAGGATAGTCTAACACAACAACAGTACAATTTGGTTGAAGGTTGCCCTTAACAAATGCGGGGTCACTCGCGTCATCGACGATGACAATTGGGGTACTGGGGTAAAATAGCCGAATACAACGGCAACACTCGTTCCAGTATCGATTGGTATCATCCGATGTCACGTGTCGGGTGAGAATGAATCCTAGATCCCCCATTTGTCAATAAACGCAAACAACATCTAGGTCATTTTTGACCTACATTTTGTTTTTGGATTTCTTGGTTGATTTCTTGGAGGTCTCTAGTTGCTGTACGCCAGGCCACCCATGCCACTCATCACGCGGAGCACGTTGTAGTTGACGGCGTAGACGCGCACCTGGGCCGTGCGTCCCGAGCGCACCGTGTTCACGCTGACCGTCAGCTGGAGCGTGGCCTTGTCGATGCGCGAGAAGTTGCACGTGCCGGACGGCTGGTGCTCCTCCGGCTTCAGGGCAAACGAGTACACGTTGATGCCCTGCGTCGGCGTGCGCGTGTGGTGCTGGTACGGCTGCACGCGGGAGAAGTAGCGTCCCTCGCGCTCCGTGAAGCGGTCCTGGCCGTTGAGCTGGAGCTTGGCAACCTCCACCGGGTTCTTGCCCTCGCAACGAACACCCGAAGCGAGGATGACCTTCGCGAGCAGGTAGTTCGTCGTGTCCTCGAAGACGATGCCCTGGTCGTTGGTGCCCGGGCCGATGTTGGTGTCGAGCCACGAGGCGCCGCCCAGGGACGGACCCGTGGACATGCCAACACCCGGCAGGTACGGACCCGAGGGACCGTCGCCCGTCGTCGTCGGGACAGTGCCGAGCATGGCCGTCGAGCCACCGGACGTTCCAGTGCCCAGGCCACCGCGACCCAGGACGTCCATCACGATGCCCTCCGTGCTGAAGTCGTCCGTGTAGTTGAACGGCTGCATGCCGTTGACCTCCTGGATGAACACCTGGTTAGGCGTGCAGTCCACATACGAGTCGCGCTGGACGACCCACACGAGCTCCTTCACCGGGTGGTTGAAGTTCAGCTGGATCTTGTTGGACGACGACGTGATCGACTCAGCTCCCGTGAACTGGAGCTGCTCAATCAGGTACTCGTGCGTCTGCTGGGCGAACCGGCGACGCTCCTCCGTGTCCAGGTAGATGTAGTCGATGTACAGCGACGCGGCCGTCAGCGACTGGATCGACGTCGGCGCCACGCCCGTCGTCGCAATCTCGTAGTAGACGCAGTTGATCCACTGCTCGAACTCCACGTTGATACGCACCTCGTGGTACTGGAGCGCGATCAGCGGGATCGCCAGGCCCGGGTTGCGGCAGAACCAGAACTGCAGCGGGATGTAGAGCGTGCGGGCCGGGGTGCCGGCGCGGGGGGCGCACGTGTTCGTCAGCTCCGAGCCAGCGCACGAGGCGTCCAGCGCGTAGCCCTTCTTGTCCTTCATCAGCACGAGGTCGTGCGTGTTGCCGATCATGTCGTTGAGCGCCTCAACCGTGCCCACATCCTGCGACAGCTGGGTCCAGATCTGCATCCAGTCGCCATACTGGCGGTCGATGCGCTGGCCGCCGATCTCGAGCTCAACCGTCTTGACGAGGCGGTGGCCGATGTAGTTAAGCCAGCGGAAGCGGTTCAGCGTCGTGGCCGACGCAAAGTCAACCGCCGGGAGCACCACCTGCAGGTACGTGCGGTACATCAGGTCGGCGTTGCGGTTGATCACGGCCGTCACGCGCTTGTTGAAGTCGGCCTGGCCGTTGAACGTCACCTCGATGGACTCCATCGCGAAGTTGGTATGACGCTTGTACAGCACCTTCCAGAAGGTGATCTGCGGGGAGCCCGAGATGTAGATATCCTGCGCACCATAGCTGACGAGCTGAAGAAGACCACCACCCATATCGTTTGTATGATAGTATGCAAGAAAAATTATTTACCTGCGAAGGCGACGCGTACGACGACGACGCGCACCCACCTTCCTATTGAAGGTGTCGCGAGGCGACACAGGTCCTATAGACATGAGATGCTTCTTGCGCTCGATAAGGTCCTTCGCATCCGTGGCGGGCGGAAGATCCCCGCCCCTCTCATGGAACCCACCGGGTACCGCCTTCTCCTTGTACATATGTGACATGACGTGGCGATGCGCCTTCACAACATCCTGTTTAGTCACTTCTCTTCCGTGTGCAGCAGCGTGCTCGGTGGCGCGCACGGCGATTGCGTGGACGTTCGCCGCGTCCCTGCGATTCTTGGTTACGGGTGTCTTTCTACGTGTATCGGGCATTACTTACTATAGAGATTTATTAGGCCTTGCTCAGCAGGTGCGCCTTCTTGGCACGGGCACGGAGCGTAGCCTTGCGACCGGACGACTTGAGGCCGTGCGACTTCAGGACACGCTTCAGCGCCTTGGCCGTCGGGCCACGGCGACGGCGACCGGCAGTCTGCTCAGTTCCCATTGCGGGCACGGACGAGTTTCCAGCGGGAGTGGTTTCAGGCATTTTGTTTTAAGGCATAGACAAACTTTCAGGATGAACGCAGACACTTAAAAAATGGACCCCGTGACCGGCGGCGTTGTTATTGCGATAGTAGCCTTTGCAGGGTGCGTGATCTGGGGTGCGTGGCGCATGTCTCTGAAACTTCCCATTCCTAAATCACCGTCGTCCGAGAACCTCGCAGATATGGAAGTAGTTGAAGACCCTACTCAAGAATCAGCTTCGGAGTGATGTGCATGGCCTCCAACTCCTGCATCCACAGCTTCATTGCATACGGAATAGTCTTCATCACAAAGTCCGTCTTGTTTCCACACGCACCGCAGGAGTAGATCCCCTCTACCGGGTTCACCACTGCGAGTGTACCACACGACTTACACAACCCCGTCTTGAACGGGTCGGACACATCCATCAGACGCTCCTTGGTAAACACCGAGATGCCGTGTGACAGCATACAATCGCGCTCCATCTCACCCACGCGCAGACCACCATCACGACTACGTCCCTCGCAAGGCTGGCGGGTGAGCGACACGATCGGACCGCGAGCACGAGAGTTTCCAGTCCATACAGGCTTGCCGTTGCGACGAACATAGAATACATGTCCAGGAACTTCTAGACAGTACACCTTGCCATTGAAGGGGACCATATGCTCACTCTGTCCATTCTGCATCTTATGGTGCCCATGGTTCATCGCAGGCCGGTTCTTCGCCCGGATGAACGCCAGCAGCCACAAATCCTGCGTCGTCACACCCGAGTGATTTCCGATTGTGTACGGGCTGCCGGCTGCCGTGTGGAGACGCTTGTTGGCAGACCATCCTGCGTGAAGTGCGAGGCGCTGGATATCATCTGCAAGCTTCGTAGAGGATGTGGAGTACAGAAGGGATCCAGAACCACCGGTGTGACCATCGCTGAGAAGCAGCCCCGAGATGAGTGTCAGCGACTGCTCCTTATTCAGCTCCCACACCCAGTCGGGCAGCTGCTTATTCGTTGCGCCCACGCTCAGAGGGCGCATGTAGGCACGGAGGTTCTTGTCCGAAATGTCCACCTTGCACGAGTCCGGGTAGTAGCGATACGCAAGGTTGAGCCGCGGTAGACACGCCTCCAGAGCGGACTTCACACGAGGCTTATTAGCGGCAATCGTTACGCGACTATCCGTACACCACCCATCTCCGATCCAGATACCGAAGAACGTCAACCACGCATCCATGTCAACTGAACCCAGTCCCGGGAGAACAATCTGGTAGGCGGGAACTGACCAGTCACCGTCCTTTTGGTACTTGACATGCTTCCCCATGATGTCGGCAGCCTCGTGGAATCCGTACCTCCACTCCTGCCTGCGAGTATACGACTTGGCAACCCACATCTGGTGGTTTGGAGTCACCTTCAGACTGAGCTGATCTGCCTCTACCTCATACATATCGCCCTCGTAGTCGTACTCGAACGTCTGGAGAGGATACTCATAGACAACTTGGCCGTTCTGAAGCGTAGCCACCCTGTCCTCCAGCGTTACTGCATTAATCGGCTTCCAACCTGCTGTTGTCAAGACATCATGGTCATCAGTCATACAGTGCTTCTTATCAATCACCATGTGCTTGAGGCGCTGGTAGAAGGTCGGTCCCATGAAGATCTCGGCCTGCATCATCTCACCCGTCTGCCCATTATACAGGATCTCGTTGCCGTAGGGATGAAGACCCATATCAATCATGTGCTTCTTCAGGTCCTCCACCTTGAGGTGCGAATACGGCGTGCCATCGCCAAGGGTTCCCTTGCGCACACCAATCTTGCCGAAGATGTTCTCCATCAGCTGAGCAATCGTCATGCGGGACGGCACAGCGTGGGGGTTCATAATAATGTCCGGGCGCAGACCCGAAGCCGTGAAGGGCATATCCTCCTCTTCCATCATCATTCCGATCGTCCCCTTCTGACCATGGCGAGAGGACACTTTGTCGCCAATCTGCGGAATGCGCTCCGACACTGTGCGCACCTTGATGAACGGGTATCCGTCCGAGTTCTTATCCTGCCACACACCGTCAATGCGACACTGCTCGGAGTTCTTATGCGTCGTGGACGCATCTCGGAACGCATACCCCGCAGCATCATTGCGCAGGTTCACTACCTTGCCGATGATCACGTCATTCTCGTTGATCACCGAGTTCAGGATCGGCAATCCATTATCGGACACCGCAGCATAGGATGTGTTCTTATACTTGCGGGTGTTGTGCTTCTGGGGGCGCATGAACTTCTCCTCACGACCGGACGTCACGTTGCGGTGCTCCTCGTCCTTATACATGCCGTAGTACAGGCCCCGGAAGAACCCGCGCTTTACAGACGACTTGTTCATGATCACAGAGTCCTCCTGATTGTAACCACCATAACACGCGATTGCTACGATACCATTGAACCCGAACGGCATCTCGTGCATCTTCAGAATATTCATGGCTCGAGTCTCCACGATCGGGCGAGCGATGGAGCAGAGAACGTAGGCGTTCTTGTCAAGGCGCTTGGCAAAGTTACCAGCGTAGACGCACATGGCCTGCTTACCCATGGCAGACTGGTAGGTATTGCGAGGAGACTGATTGTGGTCAGACAGTGGGATAGTGCTTGCCATATGCCCGACAATCAGCGACGGGTGGACCTCGTAGTGAGTGTGAGCTGGCGTCATCTCGTCCCGACTCATCGCAATCCGCAATGTCTCTGTCTCCGACGAGTCAATGTAGTCGATGCTCGACTTACACCACTCATTCCAGCTCGTCGTATCGGCCGGTGGCGTCATTCCAGCCCTGAATACTGGGCGCACACACCGACCTCCATCCGTCTCTACTGAAACGCTGTTCATCAGTGTGTACCATGCAACTGAAATGTGAGGGTGAAGACGACGAGTCTGCTTGGCAACGCGCAGACCAATGACCAGCCCATGCGGATCCTTCGTATACCCGACAATAACACCATTGACCGTCACCGACGTTCCCTCGTAGACTCGGGGCGTATCAATCCACTCAATGCCACCTACCACCTGCAGGTAGTGGAGAATCGTTGTGGACGGTGTGTGTTGCGAGATAGATGTCAGCAGGCTCATGTTCTTCACAATACCGACCGAGTGACCCTCTGGCGTCTCCACTGGACACATGAATCCCCACGACGTACCGTGAAGCTTACGTGGAGCCAGAAGCTTGCCCGACTTCTCCACGGGCGTCTGAATGCGCCGGAGATGCGACAGTGTTGCAGCATAGGACATCCGAGCGAGCACCTGCGAAACACCCACCTTGGTCGCATTGGACATGGCAGCAGCAGTTCCAAGTCCCTGGACTGCAAAGTTACCTGTAGCCAGGGCCTGCTTCAGCTTTCCCTCGATCGCAGACAGCTTCAGGATCTTGTAGAGATTGTTACCGTTCAGCACATCCATCGGACGCGGGCCACCCTCACCTCGCTTCCACGAATCGTTGTTCACCTCCTGCACAAACTCATTGCGGGTATCGTTGCAGACCTTCTGGAACAGCTGGCGGAACAGATGCGTCAGCAATGCACCGGTCGTCACCACGCGCTTATTTGGGTAGGCATCACGGTCATCCAGCGGGATCTGCTTGCAATACGTCAGCAACAACCGGCGGATCATAGCCCCCATCAGCATTGTCTTGCGGGCATTGTGAACCGGCGTGGTCGTCAGCTCCCCCGCAAAGCGGACGTGGGGTAGAAGCTCGGAGTTCAGGAGCTGGCGGACGTAGGCGCACTTATCCTCCTGATTCGTCCCGTACTGCAGGTGATTTGTCAAATACTGAATCGCCTCCTGCTGTGTGAACACCCTGAGTTCCGCCGCATCACGGAACGACGCAGCCAACAGCTCCATGTGCATATCATCCTCTGATCCCCACACAATCCGAGTGATTGCTCGATCTGTCAGAACGCCGAGAGCGCGGAAGTAGACCACTACGGGAATGTCCTCGCGGAACCGAGGCACACACGCCGTCAGCGGGTTGCCGTATCCGTTGAACTTGGAGCTCAGACGGATCTCCAGCTTCTTCGGAGGCATCGTGAACGACTCGTGCAAAGACTTGATCTCTACCGAATGAGTGTGCTTGGATGCCGACTTCTTGTTTTGGAAGATCATGATGCGATTGTCGGCCACCTTCTCCTGGCACAGGATCGTCCGCTCT